ACAAATTTATGTTGGTGCTGGCAATAAACTTACCATTACAGGTGCTTACTACACACTACGTGAAATTGGCACACAAAGTTCTGCTCAATCTGGTGTAATCGGCGGAGGCTCGTAATTGTGAGAGCTAAGGAATTTATTAGCGAAGCGTCAAAAATTCCAAAAAACCAAATAGCGGCGGTTCCTGGAATGAACTCGCATCCTAATTTAGACAATTCAAGTCCATATGCTCCGTGGCGCTTTGCTGCGCACTTTTTAGCTGGGGCCGATGGTAAAACTCCCTACGAACACATGCCTCAAAAAGACGGCCCTTCTGGCCAGGCTCTGGTTACTGTGGCATTTAGTTCAGAAGAGGATGCCATGATTCGTCAAGCCGAAAAGGCCTTTGGTATTGAAGCAAAACGCTTGCAACTTACTCCTCCTGGCAGTAAAGAATTAGCCGAAATACAAAAAGTCAGTCCGGTTAAAGGATTTGCAGGCTATCCAAGATAAACCAATAAATATTAGCACACTTCAAAAAGGAATCAAAATGAAAAAATTACTTGCAGGACTTGTATTAGTCCTAGTTGCAACTACAGCATCAGCCTGGACACAGCGAGCACCAAATCCAGTGGCTGCATGTCAAGTTCATGCACCATTTGGACTGCCACAAGTGCAAGGCACAATTCAACCAATTTGCCGTGAAGCATACCTGGTCGGCTATGATGCCCCAGCCAAACTGCCGCGCTTTGTCATGTGGACACTTACACCAGGTCATGCACTTGGTTGTGTAGCACGTTCCAATGCATTTGCTCCAGACCAATCAGTGCCCAACGGTGCTGTGCCAGCTGACTATGCCGGAACCGGCTACGACAAAGGTCACATGGCACCCGATGGTGATCAGTCATGGGATCAACAGGTAGAATTTGAGTCATTCTTGATGACCAACATGAGCCCACAAGCCGGCTCACTTAACCGCGGTATCTGGAAGTTGCTTGAAACATCCGTTCGTGGTTGGGCCGCACAAGGTGGTCACAACTTCACCATCGTGTCGGGCGGCTTATACTCACCTGGTGACAAAACAATCGGCAAGGGTGTAGTAGTTCCACATGCTTTCTACAAGATTGTTATTGATGACAACACAGGCCAAGTAGCAGGTTGGTTGTTTCCACACACCGCTCCATATCCAAACCTAGGCAACGACTTGACCAAGTTCCGTTTACCAATCGCACAGATTGAACAACAGGCCGGCGTCAAGTTTGCCATGCCGGCCAACGCTACAGAGCTTGCTCCTGGTAAAGAATGGCCAGTAGACTTTGGCGCCCTCACAAACGCCAAGCGCAAATTGTGCGGAGCCAACGCTGACGTTGACTAAAAGTTTAAGCAGGTGACTAATAAGCTCATAATTACAGTATGAGCAAATTCTATTGTGCAGCCCCCTGGAGGGGGTTGCATATCAATCCCAGAGGTGATGTTAAAACCTGTTGTGCCGGCAATCCTAACATGCTGGGCAATCTTAACAACCTCTCAATTGTTGAAATATTAAACGGCGACAAGCTACGTGAAATACGTGCTGATATTAGAGCCGGAAAGCCACACGAATACTGTAGCAGTTGTGTAAACAGAGAAAACAACAACGGCGATAGCGAACGTAATTGGCACAACAATGTAAATCCAGAATTTGACTGCACCACAGCTGGATTAGATTACGAGTATCCTACCTTAATTGATGTAAGATGGAATATTACTTGTAATCAAAGCTGTAACTACTGCAACGAAGCACAAAGTTCCAAGTGGGGCAATCTTCGAGGAGAATTTATTGACATCAACACTCGCCATTATTATGAGGATGTGTGTCAGTTTATTGGACAACACTATGATTGTGTCAAAGAAGTGGCCTTAGTGGGCGGTGAACCTTTGTTGCTAAAAGAAAACGATCGACTCTTAGATGTCATTCCACCCAATGCAGTAGTCACTGTAATTACTAATCTTGGAGTAGATTTAGAAAACAACCCAATCTTTCAAAAATTAAAAACTCGTCGCCGTGTAGGGTGGAGCATCAGTTTTGATAACGTAGGACCATCCTTTGATTATGTCCGTCACGGCGGCTCATGGGACGTTATGCTACGCAATCTTGATACAGTTCAAGAATTAATGCGCACCAATGGACAGTGGGGCGGCATACATGCAGTCTACAGTCTGTACAATGCCACGCAATTGGTGGAATTTAAACAGTTTGCCATTGCACGTGGTCTCAACATAACTTGGCAAAATCTTGGAGTACCTAGGATATTAGATCCCAGGATCCACGGGCATGAAATTGCCGCATTGGCTGCTGACGAAATTGATCGTTTATTTGCCACGTGTGAAGTAACTCCAGAAGAACGGTCCTTGTTTGAACGTGCCCGTGAACAGTATCGTGCCATTACAGAGTCCAAACCGGATAAACTATTAGAACTAAAACAGTTTGTTGAGCGGATAGAACAGTTCCATCCGGACCAACAAGGCAATTTTGCTCGGTTATGGCCAGAAATAAGTAACTTACTATGAGTGAATCTGCACTAGTCAAAACTCCTTACAAGAAAACAACATTCACCGACCAACAGTTAGAAGAATTTGTAAAGTGTGCGGATCCTGTAACAGGCCCACAATATTTCTTGGACAACTTCTTTTACATACAGCATCCGGTCAAAGGAAAAATGTTGTATCATCCATTTGACTATCAAAAACGCTTGATAGATACCTATCATAATAATCGTTATAGTATCAGTATGATGCCGCGACAAACCGGTAAGTCAACCAGTGCCGCGGGATATCTCCTGTGGGTGGCCATGTTCCACCCTGACTCCACCATCCTGATCGCCGCACACAAGTATACCGGCTCGCAGGAGATTATGCAACGTATTCGCTATGCCTATGAACTCTGCCCGGATCATATCAGAGCCGGAGTTACCAGTTATAACAAAGGTAACTTGGATTTTGAAAATGGAAGCCGCATAGTTTCAACTACCACAACAGAAAACACCGGACGCGGTATGAGTATATCACTCTTATACTGTGACGAGTTTGCGTTCGTTCGGCCCGGTATTGCCAAAGAGTTTTGGACTTCCATAGCGCCTACACTAGCAACAGGTGGTAAGGCCATCATTACTTCAACACCAAATTCAGATGAAGATCAGTTTGCGCTCCTATGGAAGGGCGCCAATCGGTGTGAAGATAGTTATGGCAATCCTACAGAGTTGGGTATCAATGGATTTCGAGCATATCGCAGTTATTGGAATGAACATCCAGATCGTGACGAGGCCTGGGCCAATGAACAACGGGCCCAGCTAGGCGAGGATCGTTTCCGTCGTGAGATGAATTGTGAATTTGTTATAAATGATGAAACACTTATAGCTCCGGCCAAGCTCCTGGACCTACAAGGACACGAACCCTTGTATAAAACAGGTCAAGTGCGCTGGTATCAGCGTCCCAAAGCCGGGCGCACCTATGTGGTAGCTCTAGACCCTAGTCTAGGAACTGGTGGCGATCCTGCTGCTATACAAATTTATGAAGCCAATACCACAGAACAGGTAGGTGAGTGGCGCCACAACAAAACAACAATTCCAGAACAGATCAGGATCCTGGCCGATATTTGTGCTCATATTAACGAAACAGTCAAGAGTCCACAAAACATCTACTTCAGTATTGAAAACAATACCATTGGCGAAGCTGCGTTAATTTCGATTGCTGAATATGGTGAACAAAACATACAGGGCTACTTCCTTAGTGATCCACAGAGCGGCGGCAATCGCAGATATCGCAAGGGATTCAACACCACACATAAACCCAAGTTGGCAGCCTGCAACAAATTAAAAGTTTTGATAGAAACTGGGCGTATGAAAATACGTAGCCCAGGGCTAGTCAGTGAGCTAAAAACCTTTGTAGCTTCAGGAACAGGATACGCGGCTAAACCGGGAGAAACCGACGATCTGGTCATGGCCACAGTACTGGCTGTGCGTATGCTACAGCTACTACAAACCTACGACAATGACATCAATAATCAGCTGAGAGATCACGGTGATGTCATTATTCCGCCCATGCCCTTCATCAGCGTATCACGATAAATAACACACTATGGCAGATATTACACCCGCTCGCAAATTGTTTGATCTACTAGTCAGTAGAGATTTTGACCCAGAAATGTTGGATGTAGCTGGTAAACCAGCTGCCGATCCTGCAGAAGCAGAAATATTCAGTTTTGACTTTCGTGCTCAGAGTGGCAAAGATTATGGTACTGTAGTAATCATGTTGACTCACGAAGGCGATTTGGATGTTTACTGTGCCGACAACGTGGGCAAGACCATGGAAGAACCAGACAAAACAGAATGGTTTAACTTTCTTGAACAGCTGAAGAATTTTGCTGTCAGAAACAATCGTATGAATTTTGGTGTTAAGAATCTTAATCACTTGCGTTACAGCATGCAAGGCCAAGCCGCTATCAAAGAAGGCCTGTTTGAATCGTGGGCCGGAAAACGAGACATCAGTTGGAATGCTGGTCCTAACGAATCACGCCTAATGATCAAACACAAACGTAGTCTTGGCGAAGGCGAAGCACGTTTCCGTTATGTAGAAAACCTGTTTATTGAAACAGCCGAAGGCGAACGCTACAAGTTACCCTTTAAAAACCTAACTGCTGGCAAGGCCATGTTAGAACATGTGCGCAATGGCGGCCGCCCATACGATATCCGTGGCCAACACATTGCTGAAATGGTCAGCGAACTAACAGTCCTGTCAAGATTTCGTCGTGCCAATCACGGCAAGCTGTTGGAAGGTGATACAGCACAGTTGGTAGAGCAAACCAATGCCTACTATGAAAACCTACAACGTAGTTTAAAAAGTTTAACCAGCCAACGTGGCTACAACACATATTTTGAATCTTGGGCACCAGCTGACATTTCAGAAGAGAGCATGGTTATCGAAGGACTCAAACATTTATTTGTGACACAAAGCATCGATCAACGCATTGAAGACGCACTGCCGTTGATAGCACGCATACAACAACAGGAAAACGCTATGAAAGAAGCTAACATATTTGAAGCATGGGCCAACAAGCTCATGGAAGGCACTTGGCAAACACCAGACACGCCAGAAAAACAAGCCCGGCTGGTTGAACTAATGAGTCAGGACCTGCCAGTTGGTGCTGATGCTACCAATGCCACAGAACAGTTGTATGACCTGTTGGGCGATGACCAGTTGTTTGATCAGCTAGAAGAATTGGCCGACCGTGATGCTAACGCTGATGCTCGTCAAGTTATCTATGATCGTATGCAGGAATTAAGCAATGATCCAACTGTGCGTCAAGTTATGGATCAATTTCAAGTTGATGCTGATGCTACAATGAATCCTCCTGAGGCAACCAATCCTGCCGACTTAGAGGCACCAGAAGAAGTAGATGAAGTTAAAGATCCAGCAACCCAAGAATCTGATCCCGCTGGAACAGAACAACCAGCGTATCCTGAATATGCCGACTCGTTGGAAGATATCTTGCGTGTTGCCGGTGTTCCTGCTGGCAAGCGTCCTGCACCTGATTATGAAGCTGAAGTTGACGAAGGAATTTTAGGAACATTGGGTGGCGCCGGGATTGGCATGGCATTAGGTGGACCAGTTGGCGCCGCAATCGGTGCAGTTGGTGGACAAGAATTAACCAAAGGTGGTTCTAGTCTAATTGAAAAAGACGAAGAAGAAACCGACGAAGGTTGGAAGGGTGAATTAGCCGGTGCTGCTGCTGGAGAATTAATCGCTCCAGAATTTACTCCTGTGAGCGGTATAATTGGTGGAATGGTCGGAGATAAGTTAGGAGATATGGTTGGCGGTAAAGAAGAAACCGACGAAGGCGCACTTGGAACAATAGCCGGTGGTGCTCTTGGTACTGTGGCAGGATCTGCGCTTTCTGGTGGAAATCCGGTAGCTGCTGTAGCCGGCGGAATGACAGGTGCAGCACTTGGTAATAGAATAACCAAGGACAAAGAAGAAACCGACGAGTGTGAGTCACCATTGGCTGGACAATATGGACATTCTGGCAAGATGAAACCAGTGGCTAAAGATGTCAGCTTCTTAGATCGATTAAAAGAACTGTCCGGAATGATTCGCAACTGATGAATCAGCCGTTGGTAGTATTGACCTATCCTGGGCATTTTTTACTAACGGCACTCACAATCCAAACGTATCTTAAGTTTCACACACCGTCGACGATTACAGTAATTGTTGATGATCTTAGTAAACTGGCCTGGCCAGAATACTTAGATGATTGTCAAGATCAATATCCATATACGATTATCACCACATCGTCAATTGCATCAGCACAAGAGTTTCCAGACAGTCCTTGGATACGACAACAAATAGTTAAACTACATTTAGATCAAATATTACCTTACGACACTTGGTTTTTTACCGACGGCGATGTTGAATACCGTTTCCCTGCACCTTACAATGCTGTTCCTTATGCGACTACTCACGGAGGCCCGGTTCAACACGGTCAAAATGAATATATAGGTTCTTTATTAGGAATTAAGAATATTGGAATTTATACCAACCATTGTAACCGGCAATGGAATCATGAAACCAAATCTTTTATGGAAAGTTGGGTTGTTCAGCAAATATGTGTAAGTAATCCACCATTTAGAACCATGACGGCCAAGGCACTTGACCAACTCAAGACCCATGTTAAACAACATTGTGGAAAAGATTTAATTGCTGTACATAAAGAAATAATAACTACACCAGAACTTAATCAACGAGTATCGGTGTCGGAGTGGGAATTGCTAGCAAGTTTTCAACATCATATTTTAAAAGAAAATATTAATTTGGTTTACTATCCAACGGTGCCACTAGGAGAAATAATCAAATATCCAGGTCCAAATCAACCCGATTACTGCGGAACCTGTTATAACAGTGACAGTGCCTACAGTCGTGACTGGTGGCATGAACAAGGAATCAATGTAGCAGATAGAATTTGGAACGAAGTTTCTAAAATCTTTAAATAGGCGAACCTAGTCATAAATACTCTTGACGCTGACAAAGCATGAGTATATACTACACAAGTGATACAAACTTTACAGCATCACAGGCAACTAGATCTAAATTATTAGATAGGCAACAACCATAAACAATTTGAAAGGCAACTTATTATGGCATCTTTAGCAGAAATCCGTGCTCGTTTAGCACAATCAGAAGGTAAACAACAAGGCGGCAACTCCACAGGTGGTGACAATGCAATTTATCCACACTGGAACATGGAGGAAGGTCAAGCCGCAACACTCAGATTCCTCCCAGACGGTAATACCAAGAACACGTTCTTTTGGCAAGAACGTGCTATGATCCGACTACCATTCAATGGCGTCAAGGGCGAAATGGATTCAAAAACAGTATATGTCCAAGTTCCATGTATGGAAATGTGGCAAGAAACTTGCCCAGTGCTTACTGAAGTTCGCACTTGGTTCAAAGACAAGAGCTTAGAAGAAATGGGTCGCAAGTATTGGAAAAAACGCAGTTATATTTTCCAAGGTTTTGTTCGCGAGAATCCAATTGCTGACGATAAAGCTCCAGCTAACCCAATTCGTCGTTTCATCATTGGTCCTCAAATCTTCACGACAATTAAATCCGCATTGATGGATCCGGAATTAGAAGAATTGCCAACAGACTTGATGCGTGGCTTGGACTTCCGTATTACCAAAGGTGCCAAAGGCGGCTTCGCTGACTACTCTGGTTCAAAGTGGGCTCGTAAAGAAACAGCACTCACGGAAGCGGAACAAGCGGCCATTGCTGAACACGGCCTGTTTGATCTTTCAACATTCTTGCCTAAGAAACCCTCTGAAGCAGAAGTTAAGGTAATCAAAGAAATGTTTGAAGCAAGTGTTGATGGTCAAAGCTATGACACAGAACGTTGGGGTCAGTATTTCCGTCCAGCAGGCGTTACGGCTCCTGCAGGTGGTGGTAACAGTGCTCCAGTTGCTGAAAGTGCGCCAGCACCACAAGTTGCACCAGCAACCGTAAGTGACTTCGACGATGAAGAACCAGCAGTAGCAAGTGCACCGGTTGAAGCCAAACCTTCTACACAAAAAGCAGAAGATATTTTGGCCATGATTCGAGCACGTCAAAAGCAATAAAAGCTATTCATGACAGGGGAAACCCTGTCATGTTTTATCTCCACCAATGAACACTCAAAATAAAGTTGTACTTGGAACAGCCACTCGTCCACTTTGCACGGCTGACGACTACGCAAACATACTCAAATTGACTTCAGCCCCAGATGAGATATTTCTTTATGATCATCTTAACGGGTTTGATGCAGATTTAAATAATGATATATTGTCTCATCTCAACAGCATTAGCAACGGATCGTGTGTAGTTCGTTGGTCTCAAATTGCTTTGGACAAGTTAAAACTAAAGTATCCTAACCTACAACTAAAACAAAATTTTCCCTATTGGGCATGGGACGAATTTAAAGATTATCATGTACATCCTGAACTCAAATTCAAAAACTTTATCTGCAGTTTTAACGGATCGGGACACGTAAGTAGGAAGCTGTTGGTATCTGCTCTAAAAAAGTTTGATTATTTTAATCCAGAGTCATGCAGTAAAAATTTAGTGTATTCGTCTGATGTGCTTGACGGACACATTCAAGACTACGTTGAGAATACTGCATTTTACAGAAAATTTTTTATATCCGACAATAGCGAAGATTTTTTTCAAACCAAGTATGCATTTGGTGATTTTACAGAACAGCATTCTGTAAACATTTATACTTTGGAAAATTATTTAACTCAAAGTTTCCTACAAATAGTAGGTGAAACTATGTCTACCAGTTATCATCCATTTATTACAGAAAAATCGTTGTATAGTATTATAACTCGTGGATTGTTCCTGACCTGGGGACAACCAGGATGGCACAAGCAGTTTGAAAAATATGGATTCAGAAACTATACACAATTATTTGATTATAGGTTTGATACCATTGAAAATCCAGTAGAGCGGATAGTCGAGTTGCTGACCATGATCGGTAAATTTAAAAACCTATCACCCGATGAATGGAATGATTTATATCTGCTGGAGCAGGATTCAATTGAATACAACTATGATCATTTTTTTAGTGGCGGCTATCTAGAATATTTAAAAAAATATTGTGATTGACTTTAACAGTTATAACCCAGTGATAATTTGTTTCCCTCGTTATGCTGGCGGAAAGTTTATTAGCAACTGCTTGTCATTGAGCCGGCACGCTGTTCCGCAAGATGCTGTTATAGCAAAACAACTTTTGTTAAATCCGACTGATTATCAATATCGATTTAATTCAATCTTAAAAACACTGCCTCCAGATCAACCAGCTATGAAGCACTGGATTGGAAAGTACGAACTTGGGGACCGGCAATTGTTTGGAAAGGTAATGGATCAATGGCGAAATGGGATTGCAACGACCAATAATATGCATAAGGTGGTTGAGGATCTTTCTATCAGCAATCTAAAATATTTTATTTGTTGCCACTCGGGTGCTCCGGGAGTGAAAAAACTTTTGAAAGTATGGCCAAATGCAAAAATTTTAATGTTGATAAATCATGCTAGATTTAGTGCTATTTCTTGCCGATTAAAATCAGAAGATTTTAAAAGTCCGGCCGATCACTCAGGTAACTACTGCAAAGAAAAATATGATCAATTGGCTGGACCAGACTGGCCATCTTGGAAACAATTTGAAAGCACAGGATTTAATACAAAATGTTTAATCAATTATCCAGGGCATATTAAAGACGAAATTGGATCTTTTTATCCATGGCATACTATAGAGAAGCAGGTGATGTTATTGGACATTGACAACAATATTTTTAATCAGGATCAATTTGTCAACGCAATTTTGACCCTATATCAAGAATTAGGATTTGATGATTTTAATCCAGAGCTAGTTGGAAAATTTTGGAAAAGATATATAGACTTGCATCAAATTTTGTAGTATAATAATTAAACTTATCTAAGGAAGGCAATCATGGCAAAACCATTTGACGTATCAAAATTCCGCAAGGACATCACTAAAAGCATCGACGGACTCAGTATTGGATTTAACGATCCAACTGACTGGATTAGTACAGGCAACTTTGCCTTAAACTATCTCATCTCAGGCGACTTCAACAAGGGCATTCCACTGGGCAAAGTAACTGTGTTTGCGGGAGAGTCTGGCGCCGGCAAAAGTTATTTTTGCTCTGGCAACATTATTAAAAACGCACAAGAGCAAGGGATCTTTGTTATTTTGATTGACAGCGAAAACGCCTTGGATGAAGATTGGCTCAAGGCCTTGGGTGTCGATACAAGTGATAGTAAGCTACTCAAATTGTCAATGGCCATGATTGATGACGTTGCTAAAACAATCAGCACATTCATGAGTGACTATAAGGCCTTGCCAGATGGCGAGCGACCAAAAGTCTTGTTTGTGATCGATAGTTTGGGCATGTTGTTGACACCAACTGATGTAAATCAATTTGATGCAGGTGAAATGAAAGGCGACTTGGGTCGCAAGCCCAAGGCACTTACAGCCTTGGTTCGTAATTGCGTCAACATGTTTGGTAGTTACAATGTAGGACTTGTTTGTACCAACCATACCTATGCCAGCCAAGACATGTTTGATCCTGATGACAAGATCTCAGGCGGTCAAGGCTTTATCTATGCTAGCAGTATTGTGGTAGCCATGAAAAAAATGAAACTCAAAGAGGACGAAGACGGCAACAAGATCACCGACGTCATGGGTATCCGTGCTGGTTGCAAGGTCATGAAAACACGCTATGCCAAACCATTTGAAGGTGTGCAGGTCAAGATTCCTTATGAGACTGGAATGAATCCTTACTCTGGCATGGTAGACATGGCTGAGAAACGTGGCTTGTTAAAGAAGGAAGGCAACAGTTTGGTATTTGTCACCAGTGATGGTGAAATTATCAAACAGTTCCGTAAAAAGTGGGAAGCCAATGAAGCAGGTTGCTTAGATAAACTCATGGCTGATTTTAACAATCAAAAAACGGTAAGTACTGAAGACACCGTTACGGAGGAATAAAGATGTCAGTGGAATTAAGTAAGGAAATTTGGGACGAACTCAAACGTTATGTAAACACCGTAGATCGTGACGAAGCTGCAGAAACATTGGTATCTGTTTTAATTGACAATGATGCCAATGCCGACGAAATTAAAACAGTATTTAAAAGTGACGGCGAAGTTAAACGTGCCTTAGCTAGTTATCTCAAAGATCACGAAGAAGACGAAGAATCCGACGACGAGTACGACGACGACAACGATAATGACGACGACTACTGATCCTATAGTAGAAATACGCCCGTCTACTGAATTTTTTAGCATTACCTGGACAATTACGACAAGATGCAATTACGATTGCATGTATTGTCCTGCTGAAGTTCATGATACTACAAGTAATTTTTGGACCCTAGAAGAATTTCAAAAACAATGGACTAGCATATTTGAAAAAACCTCGCATCTGGGTCTCAAATATAAAATAAGTATGTCGGGCGGCGAAGCAACTATAAACAAAAATTTTTTGCCATTTTTAAAATGGTTAAAAAGTGAGTATGGTGACCATATAGGGCAATTGTTATTGACCAGCAACGGATCTGCCAGCGTTAATTATTATAAAAAATTATATGCTTTGATTGATAATCTTTCTTTTGGATTACATTCAGAACATGTCAATGAAGTAGAGTTTTTTGAAAAATTAATTGAATTAAATAAGTTTGCCAAATCTCTTGACAAGGTGTTGCACGTTGACCTTATGGACGAGGAGTGGAATCAAGCTCGAATCCCACACTACGAAAAAATACTAGAAGAAAACAAAATTACTTACAGTCGAAATCAGATTAACTATAAGTATAGCACAAGAACATATCCCATATTCAAAGGCAAATTAAATCTTGACATACCCCACTCATAAAAACTACAATTGTGTAGTAACCACAGAAAGTGGCAAAGAATATTACCTTTTTTCCAATTGGTTAAACAATTCAGACCTGAATCATTTCACCGGGTGGGAGTGCTATACTGGAACTTACAGAATTATTATTGATAAAAATTTAGATATATACAATGGTTTTTGCTATACAAAAAAATTAGGTAATTTAGATACCGGGTGGGATTTGCTACCAGAAAAAATTATTTGCCCCAACGCCAGATGCACCAGTAATTCAGATGATCTTATGACACGTAAACGTAAACTAGACGTAGAGAAAGAAAACAAATAATGTGGTACAGTAAAATTGTTTCCGATTTAAGCAACATTCCGGACTTTATAGCCTACTTTGAAACTGAACTTGAAGAGGCCAAGCGTGATGTACGCCTGGGCGGTCTAGTAGAAAAAAACATTACCGCACTTCCCGGTATTACCGAACATAGGTTCAATCAACTGCAAGAGATTGAAGCAATTTTAAATCATCTCAATATACAGTTACGAAAAATACGTCGTCGACATTTTCAAAAGTACCTAGAAGGCTATGCTCGCGCATTAACAAGTCGCGATGCTGAAAAGTATGTGGATGGAGAAGATGAGGTCATTGATTTTGAAACTATTATCAACGAAGTAGCACTACTACGTAATCGTTGGTTGGGTATCATGAAGGGGCTCGACAGCAAGTCCTGGATGAGCGGGCACATTGTCAGACTGCGCACTGCGGGCATGGAAGATATACAGGTATGAAATTTACAAAAACTACAGATAGCCATAAACACAGTCTCGAAACGCTAAATCAACTGAGTGAGTATGATGATTTTATGTACAGTATCAAGACTGTGGTCGATTTAGGGTGCGGATCCGGGGATGATATTGTGTGGTGGGCAACACGCACAACTCGCGATGAAATAGCCGAACCTTTGAACATACAATGCACGGGTGTAGATTTGGCCGAACAGTTGCCGCCAACTACCCAATACAAAAATCTTACCTATCAACAGTGCGATTTTGAAACGGATATAAAAAAACCCGCAGACGGATTTGATATTTTATGGTGTCACGATAGTTTTCAATATGCAACAAATCCCTTACAAACTTTAAACAAGTGGTGGCATATAGCAAGCCCAGGCGGCATGTTGTATATTAGTGTCCCTATAACACAACGCATCTATCGACGTCAATTGGATTACTCATTGTCTAGCGGCACCTATTATCACTATACCATGGTAAATCTCATGTACATGTTGGCCACATGTGGATGGGACTGCCGGTCCGGATTTTTTAAACAGGCACCAAACGACATGTGGTTGCATGCCATGGTTTATAAAAGTGAACAAGAACCGTTGGATCCAAAAACAACATCGTGGTATCGGTTAGCGGAACTTAAATTATTACCTGATTCTGCCAACACCAGTATCGATGCACATGGATTCTTACAACAACAAGATCTTGTGGTTCCTTGGATTGATCATAGTATAATGAGCATGGCCGTAAGATAATATAAATATCCGCATGAAAAAGATAGTAGTGGTCAGCGGCGGATTCGACCCAATACATGGCGGTCATATTTCTTTACTCACAGAAGCAAAGAAATTAGGCGATTTACTAATAGTAGGTGTAAATTCTGATGCCTGGTTAGAGCGTAAAAAAGGCCGCAGTTTTATGCCCATCACAGAACGCACCACAATACTACAAAATCTCAAAATGGTCGATGCAGTAATACTGTTCAACGACAATGACGGATCGGCCATAGAAGCCATTCGAAACGCAAAACAAATGTTCCCCGATGACCAAATTATATTTGCTAACGGTGGAGATCGTACTCAAGAAAATATTCCAGAAATGATATTTGATGATGTTGAATTTGCATTTGGAGTAGGTGGCAAAAACAAAATAAATTCAAGCAGTTGGATACTGGAAGAGTGGAAAGCGCCCAAGACAGAACGCCCATGGGGATACTATCGAGTTCTACATGAAGTTCCTGGAACAAAAGTTAAAGAACTTACAGTGGCACCAGGCCAAACACTGAGCATGCAACGTCATAGTAGTCGCGCAGAATATTGGCAGGTGTCAGAAGGGCGTTGTGTTGTTGAAGGTGAAGGACAGAGACAAACTTCGCTCGAAACGCATGACAGTTATCATATTTCCACAAACGAATGGCATCGGGTATACAATCCTTTTGACCAACCTTGTAGAATTGTTGAAATACAATATGGCCCCAATTGTGTAGAAGAGGATATCGAGCGTCAATGACACCAATTCCTGTTTTCATTGGCTACGATCCTCGCGAAGCAGTAGCCTACCATGCCTGTGTTAATAGCATTATCAGACAAGCCAGTTGCCCTGTGGCTATTGTGCCATTGGCTTTAAATTTGCTTACGGATTACAAAGAAACCCATGGAGATAATAGTAACCACTTTGTATATACTAGATTTCTAGTTCCATATTTAATGAACTATACAGGTTGGGCGATATTCATTGATGGCGACATGATTGTTCGCGATGACATTACTAAACTTTGGAATCTAAAGGATACTACTAAGGATGTAATGGTAGTCAAACACAATTATCAAACTCGAACAACACAAAAATACCTTGGCAGTAAAAATGAAGATTATCCTAGAAAAAACTGGTCTAGTGTAATCTTATGGAATTGTAATAATTCTGCTAATGAGATACTTACACCTGAATTTGTTCAGCAACAGCCCGGAAGTTATCTACATAGATTTAGTTGGGTAGATGATAGCAGAATTGGTGAGTTGCCCATTGAGTGGAACTGGTTACCCGATGAATTTGGGCCAAACGCCGACGCTAAATTATTACATTATACTCTAGGAACACCGTGTTTTTACGATTTTGCTCAAACTCCACAAGCAGATGAGTGGCATAAAGAGCATATACTTACAAATTATTGCCAACAATCGGCTTTGTAAAACAGGTAGTCTACCCGGGTTTGGTGATAAATAACAGTATAGGAGATTATACGCATGGCCAATAGAACACTAAACTTTTACGGATTTGCTTACGGCAACGTGCCTGTGC